TCCTTAATTAATTCAGCATTTGCCTTTTGTTCATCTAATGTTATCTTATTAGCACTTGCTGCAATAGATGCATCTATAGCTAACTTTTCCTTTGCTAACCCTGTCTGATTAACTAAGTATTCTGACCTTAACCCTGCAACCTGTGCTTCAATTCCTGCCTGTTCATTAATAGCTTCTTTCAATGCTACCTGTAAGTCAATGCTTGTTTTATTTTGTGATAATTCAGCAGCAGCAGCAGCTACTTTTGTAGCAGCAAGTTTCTTCATTGCCTTTTCTTGCTCATTTAAAACAAGCCCTAAACTTTCATTTGCTGCTATCCTATCATCAATACTTTTAAATTCATCATCCCTAACCTGTCTTAATGTTTCAGCCTGTCTGTCATATTTTTCAACTAACCCTGCTAATTCAGCAGCAGCTAACTTTGCATTATTCTGTAGGGCTATAGTAGCTTTTGATTGCTCATATATTGCACCTACATTTATTTTAGATGCCTTATCAACTACACCACTTATCACATCAACAACTGAAGATGCTGCAGCACCAAAATTGTTATATATCTTTTTACCTGCTTCAACTGCATTGTCTGTAGTTTCACCTAAAAATTTCTTTGTTTCACCAATATTCTTTGTAAGTTCTTTAATCTTGTCAGCATCCTTACCACCTAAAAATGAATCTTCCCATGCTAATTGTGCTTCTTGAATAAATAACTTAATGCCACCAAAAGCCAACTTTAAAGGGGTAATTGCCAAAGTAAGTAAGCCTGTCATTACTTTACCAAGTGCATCAAATCCATTAGTATTCTTACCTACTGCATCTGTAACATCAATAAATATGTCCACTAATTTATTAACTATTGTAGCAATAGTATTGAATACTGCTGCTACTGAATCTGCTACCTTCTGATTCTTAGATAATGTTTCTTTAAAGAAATTGAATGCACCTGCAATAACAGATATAATACCCAATGACTTAATAGTATTACCTAATGAAGAAAATGCACCCTGCCCTTCTTTGGCAGACTTAGCAGTTTCTTTAGTCTTATTATTAAGTTTGTCAACATTTTCTGTACCTGCTGCAGTATCAATTGTTATCTGCAAATTTAATTTTTCTTCTGCCATTAGTATTCAGTTTCAATTACTTTTAATAAACTTATTTTTGTAGTGTTGTATTCCATTGGGTTAAACCCATCAACTTTATTTAATCTGAATAGTACACCATCAATCCAAATGTATTTGCTAAAGTCTAAATTCAATATATCTATAGTGCTTAGCAAAGCTGAACATGTCAGCAACTTGCTATTCTTATCTGTAATTTCAGCTATGTATTCAGAATGATATGCATTGAATACATTAGTAGTTGGATATGTGCCAACTGATATAAACAATTCCTTAGGTGCACCAAAATTAATATCATTGGTAGGGCTATTAGGGTCATCCAAATGACCTGCATAACCATATGATGTATATGTTGCTAATGTGGTTGCACCATTTTTAATAGTCCAAGATGCTACACTTGTAATTTTCTTAACCTGCATAATTCTTATAACACTATCTATAGTATCTTCTGTAGTATTATTATTAGACTTTTTATATATAGCAGCATATTTTTTATCAGTACCTGTAGCCTGATACAATACAGATGGTGCAAATATTACTTCAACACTTTCTGTATTCTTACTGAAATCATAAGAAGTATCATATACCCTATCACCATAGCTTTCATTATACTTCTTTCTGTAGTTTTCATTATAAAAATCGTTATCCTCTTTAAACTTGTAATGGTAATACCTTGCATTTAATTCACTCATTGGTTTAATGCTTAATGGCTTAGACCTATCTATTTTATTAGACCAATCTAAAGCATTGTCAGAAACATTTGGGTAAAAATCAATGTAAGGTCTTATATGTATTTTCTTGTCATCATATACATCATCAAAAATATATAAATTAAACATCTTTGCAATGCTCAATATAAAATCCCTTTGAAATATACCTTTTGGCAATGTGCTATTTACTGCAATTGCTTCACCATAATTTATAGGTGTAATTTCTGATGCACCTGAAGTTAATATAATATCGGCACTATAAATATCAAGTAATGTAGTAATAAATTGATTACCACCAATTCTTACAAATTGTACTTGTAAAGTTTCATTATTATTAAATGTTATATTCTCTAATTGAAACCCTACATTAAAATAATTACCTGTACTACCTGTACCTACTGAATATGAAAATATTTCTGTGTTATTTTTTAATACTTTAATCCTGCCTTCATAGTTAGCAGTTCTATACCTACCTAATACATTACCACTTAATGTACCTGTTTTAGGTGTAGCACTTGTATATGTGAATAAAGTATTTTCAGCATTAGCAGTAAAATTACCTAATAATGTTTTAATATCATATTCAATTGGTACTATGGATGAACTTGTATCATATATTTGTTGATAGGCAGAAACATTTAAACCTGATGTACTATACCCTGATAATGTCTTTTGATTATTAGGTATAATTAATCTTTTAAAGAAATCAGTATTAAAAAAATCAGATTCATATGTATAGTCTGTAGCTGCAAATATTTTATCTATATATTCTTTAACATAGAATGAAGGTCTAAATGCACTATATTGAAAATCTACTTTAGCAGTTCCATATAATCCTGTACTTACATTTCCATAATCAATCAATGGATAATAATACCCTGACCCCCTTGCAGCATCCCAACTATTTGAAATATTAGTAGTAGTATAAGAATGGTTATATGCACTAAAATCTAAATCATCTGCAATATTATCATTACCTGTTAATCTTTTATTTCCTAATGCAGTTATAAAACCACCCAATTCACCAAATACAGAACATTGATATTCTATAGTATCATGCTGACTTACTATTTCTAATATCCTTAATGACCCTTTAAATATCTGTACCTTGTCAATAAATATTTTACATTGTGCTGACTTGGATACATTAAAGTTATAGTTGACATTTGGAAATGTGTCATCAGTAAAGTTTGCATTACCTAAGTCAAATACAAACCCAAATATTTGGTTATTCTTTGCAGTACCTGATAAAGATATTGTTTTGCTATATGATGTATTCTTTGACCCAAAATCAGCAATGTCATCAATGGTATAAGTAAATTCAGAACTTATATCCTGTAACAGGTCTAATTTATAATCTTCAATATATATTTCAGTACTTATCATTATCTAAATTGGCTTGTTAAATATTTACCTACTTCAATGTCAATTTCAAAATTAAATATCTTATCAGCATTCTTAACCTTATATTCATAAGTATTGCTGCTTATAGTCACAGGAAAATATGCACCCTGTACTTCTATATAAGTGATTGTACTTGCTACCAATTGTGCCAACCATTCATAATCCTGATAGGTTACCCAATCAGATATAAGTTTAAACTTATCCTTATGCTGAATAGCATAGTTCAAAGTAGTTTCATTGTACTTGTTATATGTATCAATGTTAGTCATTCTATTGCCACTTAGCTGCCAATCGTTTCTTCTGTACGAAGCCCTTTGTAGTTCTGTTGACCTTCTGTTAACTAAAGCAAACTTCATAGTATCCCAACCACCTAATCTGTTTAAGAAGTGAAGGTTATATTGTTTGAACTTAGGGTAACACTTCTGAACAAACTTTAACTTTCTTGATATTGCTACACCCCTTTTAAGATATACATGATACCCATAAGCTGCAGCAGTAATTAAAGTCCTACCTGCCCATGTATTAATATGACCTGCCTGACAATTAAATAAGTTCATCTGCCCACTTAATGTAATATTAGCACTTGCAGTATCTGTTACTGCACCTGCTTCATTTACCACATCAACCCATGCTACATATGTACCTGCAGTAATCTTTAAGTATGTAGCATAAAAATTATCACCATATTCAATACCTATTTCATCATTATTCCTTTCAGTCAACCAATCATCTGTAAAGTTTTCAATTAAAAGGTTTTCATAATAATCTGACAATACCAATGGTGTGTCATTATTAACATAGAATATATCTGCAAACAATGGTGGGTAATAATTGTAAGCTGACAATGCACCTGATGCCATATTTAATGTAGTAACTAAATTACCACCTGAAACATATTCTTCACCTATCTGTAGTGTATAATCAACCTTTATCTTATTATTAGATGCTACCAATATTGAACTGCCTGATGGTTCAAAGTAGTTAGTAACATAAGACCTAACCATTGGTGAACTATTAAAAATACCATAGCTGCCTTCAGCACTTGGTGCAGGGAATACCTTTGTTCTGCTAACCTGACTACCATTCACATAAACATCATATACAAACTTAAATGAAGTTTCACCTACATTAGTTGAAGATGCTACAAACCATAAGTCATCATGCATACTTGCATAGGTTGCAGGGCTACTTTGTATTGTTATTGCCATTATTTATTTCCTTTTGTTTCTTTTGTAATATTTGCTACTATCCTAACTGCTGCATCACTTATAACTGCATAAGCTACTGCATCTGTAAATTCCTTATTAAATACCTGTGCTACTGCATTGTCAAAGTATTTAGTTTGAGCAATACCCCTTTTCTTAATGTTTACAGATATTGCATAAGCTAAACTTCTTTTATTCTTTGCACCTGTAAGTGTTTGCTTTAATCCCTGTCTTTTCTTTTCAGTTGGGCTTGTTGCTACATTATCAGCACTTGCTTTCTTTCTTGCAGTATTAAGCCAACTAAAGATATTGGCTGCCATTTTTCTGTTAGGGTATATACTTTTAAATGAATATGGTGTATCTGCAGGTGTACCACTTTTTACACCCTTAACCCCTTTATTTATATAATCAAAATATTCAATCTGTTCACTACCTGTAGGATAACCTAAGTTTAAAACATACTTAGTACCAAATTTTGTAATGGTAGGAAAAGCAGGTTCAGCAAGTTTACCCCTACCAATAGCACCTGCCTTTTCTAAATTATCCACTATAGCATCATTAAAGTCTTTACCAAATTCTAATAAAGCCTGTTCAAGTATGGGTAGTTTCTTGCTATTTAAAACTTTATAGTCACCACTACCTATCTTTTGAATGTAGCCATCCCTTAATGCTTCTATTTGATTCCTGTTGATGCTCATGTATATAAATAGGGCAAAGGTTATAAAATAACTAACCCCCACCATAGAAATGGCAGGGGTACGATTGCTCTATTTATTAACCAACAAACTATCTTATTTTCTTAACCTGTTCTGAATCATAATCTGATTTAGCTTTAAGGTAAGACAATGTATTTAAAAAATGTACCACTTTAAGTTCATATGCATCTTGCAATGGTATGTGCTCATGGTCAGAAACTATTTTGGCACAATACTGCCATCCAAAATATTCCATAAAATTGCTGCCACCTTTTCTGCCCTCATATCCTGCATCCCCTTCTGCTTCAGGTTGGCTATCAAATAATCCTGTGTAATTGGCATCCAATCTTGAAATACTTGATAAAAAAAAACCACCGAATAATAGACTTCTTTAAAATTGGCATACAGAATATCATTGGCATATTCTTGGTGCATGTCTGAATCATATTTTAAGTCAACCCATTTAAACCATATCCTTTTTTGTGGTATGACTATTGAAGCTGCTACCTTGTGAAGGTTAGGTATAATGTCCTTACAAAAAAACTTACTTTCAATATACCTTGCTGCATTAATATGCTTAGCATCATCAATGAACTTATATACTTTGCCATTGGTATATATTCTTTTTATAGGCTGACCTTCATAATCATCTTTAAGAAATAGCACTTCAGCCCTTAGCTTATTAAGTTCTTTCTTAGACAATTCACTAACCTGCTTTTCAGTCATGTTATTTACTATGCCTACTAACTTACATTCAATATCAAATTCTGTCCAATCTTTAGATGGGTTAGTAATGATGGGATACATCTGCTGATATTGCCAAACTGAAATTTTATGCCACATAGTTAAAATAGATTATCATGTTCATTGTCAGGGTCTAAGTCTATAATTTTATCATCATCATCAAGCATTGGTGCATATAGCATTTCATATGCTAACCATAACCAAATCAAAATTAAGACAATTAATCCAATTATTATAATCATTTTTATGCATTTATGGCTTTAGCTAATTCTAAACATGCATCTAATGTCCTATAGACAATACTGCTTTTATCTTCAATCTTATCCATTTGGCTTTTTAAAGCCATGATATACATTTCTAATTTATCCATAATGTGTTTTTTAATCAATCCATTTACCATCTGTCATTAGATGCCAAAACCTATGTTTTAATACTTCAATGAAGATACCCCAAAAGGTATCAGATTCATATGCACCTGCTGCACAGGTTAGTTTAAATTTTGCTTTCATATTAGTCTTTATAGTATTCATGCTGAAATGATATTAATTCCCTTGTTAATGTTTTAACTTCTAATTCTTTTAAAGCCAATGCTTTTTCAAGTTTTTGAATCCTTTCAATAAGACCTTCTATTTCCAACTTATCTAATAGGCTTTGCTTTAGTTCATATTGTGTCATATGTTTTCAATTAAGGCAGTTAATAATAAAGCAGCACCCATGATGTACCAAAACCATTTACCTGATAGGCTTTCTGCTTTGTATTGCTCATTTCTTTTTTCCTGTATTGTTTTTAATCTGTTCATAGTTGTATTTTTAAAATGTGCGTTGGTCAGTCGCACCCCTGACTTTTGGGGTTAGTTAATTTTAATAATATCTTCATTCATAAATGCATAACCATTACATCCCTGCCCACCATTATTGCCACTTGTATTATAACTATAAGTTCCATTGATTCGCTTGTAAACAGATTGCACTTTTCTTTTAACTATGTCACCATACATAGTTTTAAAAGTTGCATAATCACCTTTTTTTAATAATTGTTCTTGATTGTTTGTTGTTAAAGTTTGCATGGTTTGTTTGTTTGTTTACACAAATATATAACAGGATATATACACATTCCAAACATTAAGCCAACTATTTTTAAACTTTGTGATGAACGGCAAATAAAACTGATGAATGGTATTATCAATCATAAATGAGCCGATTATGAATCATTTGCAGCTCAAAGTTGCACTATAAAGCAACTTCTATTGATTGATTAAACGAATGAATACCTGCCTGACCCCCTTCTAAGATTGTAATTAGACCATGCTAAAGCCAATGCCATAACACAATCATCATGGAATCCTGAAGGTGCAGAATACCTTACCCCATGACTTGAAAAAATATATTCAAATATTTCTAATTCTTTGACTATAACACCATCAGGGAATCCTATTCTGTTCTGCTGAATGGCAGTTGCTAAACCTTCCATAAGCTGCTGCTTAGATTGACTTGTGAACTTCAGCCCTTCAATCATTATGCCCTCTCTTTTTAAATCTTCTGTGATGGGGTCACCCACACCTGTGCTATCAATCAATATAGGGCTTCTTGGCAGCCTCTTAATGTTTTCCTTAGTATTATGCCAATCCATCTGAAACCTATCAAAATAGGCTACATTGCCACTATTATCAAGCCCTATGATTGCAGTATGGTCAACAGACTTAGCAAGGTCAATCCCAAATGCGACTATTTGTTGGTTGCTAATTGGTTTGATACATGCCCTGATGAACTTGCTGCCAAATGGGTTAGCACTATTTTCTGCAGGGTTAGCCATGTATTCCTGTTCAAATACTACTTCAGGTAGTTGCATTCTTGCATCATCTATTTCTTTAGGGTCTATATGTGGGTTATCATATGATGTGAATTTAAAGGATGCCCAATCATTTTCACCTGCCTTCATGAACAGGCTATAGAAAAAGTTCTTACCCTTAGGTGTAGAAAGAAATACTGCCTTACCCTTGTAGTCTGTCAGGGTAGGTCTAATGCTATTATTCCAACCATTTTCAAGGTCAGGGATAAATGATGCTTCATCTATGATTACTAAATGGAATTTGCGACCCCTTAGGTTATCCAACCTTTCACCTGTAAAGAATTCTATTTGCCCACCATTGCTGAAGTCAATCTTTAGGTCAGACTTGTTTTTAGGGAATGGTAATGATTCAGTTAGCCTACCAAAGAATACCTTAGCCAACCCATAGGTAGGTGTAATGTATGCAACCTGCAGACCTTTGACTGCATATGATACCCCTAATATCTGTGAAAGTTCTGACTTACCAAATCTGCGACCACACATAATGACCCTAAACCTTTTATCAGATTCAAGTATTTTCTGCTGATTAGCATGTGGTGTTGGCAGGAATATCTGCATTATAAAATGGTTTTACCATCAACAAATATAACTTCAATAGTACTATCTGTTTTCATGTCCATTTGTTCTTTAGGCTTACCAAAAACCCTTGTCAATAATGTGTCCATTGAATATAGGCTACCATTCTTGTATGACTTCATCATTGCCTTTGCAATAGTCTTTTCCATAATGGTTGCATCATCATTAGCTAATACTGCCCTTAATTCCTTTTCATCCATAGACATCATTGCCTGTATTGTATCATTGATTTCAGATAGTTTGTACCCCTGTTCTTTAAGTAAGCAGATATACTTTCTTGGTCTGCCATTTGGATTAGCAGTCTGCCCTTTCTTTAATGGTCTAAGTGCACCACCATGTTTCTGTTTTATAAGTTCGCCCATTGTTTTGCCTTTGTTTTATCTGCCCTGACCCCTGTACTTTTTGGGTCTTGGTGAATGTTTATTAAATGATTTCTTAGCATGTCCTTCTTTTCTTTTGCCAAAATTTACCTTTCTGCTATCTGATTTAACCTTTGCCATTTAATGCTATATTATGTTTATGTTTTAAATATTCCATATGTGTCTTAGTATCCCCCATTACCACATGGCAGTACCTACATAGTGCCATCAGGTTTTCTATTGTGTCAACCTTCTTATTTCCCCCCATACCCCTGCAGTCAATGTGGTGTATATCAACTGCCCTTTGCCCACATACTTCACAAGGTATAAAATCTTCTAAGCCATACCCAAAATGTTTAATATAAATTTTTGTATGGTTCTTCATCTATTATGGTAAATGCTAAACAAATGAATGCTGCACCTATATTTAAACTTTTGTGAATGTTCTTGTTTTCATCAATGGTATATCCTAAGCCTATGCCTATCAATAAGAAGTCAGGCAGCACAAATAAGCTGATTCTAAAGTTATAAAATTGTATGCAGAATTCCATTATTTGCCTATTAGTTTATTATAAATAGCAAACCTTTGCTTATTTATTTGGTGAAAGTTATAATGCTTATGGCAATAGTCATATAATTCCTGTCCAAGTCCTATCCTTAATTCTTTATCATGAACTAATTGATGCATATGTTTATACCAATCTGTTTGCTTCTTTACATACTGAACAGGCATATTAAGGTATGGATTGACATGTGATACAATGGCAGGGTTCTTCTTGGTAGCAGTTTCTAATATCTTTAGGTTTGACTTCATGGCATTAAACTTATTGTCAACCAATGGTATAACACTAATGTCTGAATCAGTATATGCTGCCATGTACTTTGTCACTTCATTGTAGTTATAGATGGTAGGATTCAGTTTAAGCCCTTTAGTAAATGAATCAATAATGCGACCCCATATTAATTTTTCACCATCATTGTAACCTGCTACAATTGTCTTAACAGGGAAATTAATTTTCTTCATTGGATTCCTAAGAATGTCAATATCCTTTTCATGTGTACCTGAACCTGACCAAAACAATCTAACTAAATCACTTTCAATCTTATTATCCATAAATTGTTCTTCACCATATGGTAATGCATTAGGTAGTATTTCCACTACCTTATTCAATGCAGATATTTCTTCAGCCAACCTTTCATGTGTACAGGTGCATAGGTCAGCAATTTGTATAAATGATTTAATCTGTGCAGGTACTTGATTAATTTGGTAGGCATATGCTAATGGGTGTGATGGGGGTAATTCCCAATAGTCATCATTGTCAACTACAATCTTAAAGCCATATTTCTTTTGCCATGCTTGTAATTCTTCAGGGGTTACACCTGTCAGCATTCTATTCATCACTAAGATGTCATACTTGTTATCTATTATTTCTTCACTCAAAGTATCTGTTATCATGCAATAATCTTTCTGCATATTAACTAAAGGCATCATAATCCTATGATAGCCAACCCCACTAAATTTACTTGTTATTGCTAATATTCGCATAAGGTATAAACAGATTCTTTTGTTGGTGATATATTGGTTGGTATCTTTCCCATACCAATTGTGCTATGTTTAAACTATTATCTTTCATTATCCTATATTCAGAATTTTCACCAACATCATGCCCTATATGTACACTTTTCATATTTGGCAGATAGTAATTAGTGTACCCTGCCAATGTAGCCCTTTCTGCATAATCCCTGTCTTGCATTCCATATGGGTCATATTCTGTATTGTACCCACCTATAGTATCTATTAAACTTCTTGTAATAAGATTGTTACCAAATGGTGTATGTGTCTTATGGATGCCATCAACTAATGGGGGTAATTCTTCTACACAATGTATGCCAATGATTCCTGTACTTGGTATATTGATTGAATGATTGACCATTGACAATAGCCAATTTTCAGGCATTAAAATATCATTTGCCATAATTACAACTGCATCATAATCTTTAGTAAGTGTTAGCCCAAAATTCACACCTGCAGCTATTCCCCTTTTTGATTGTGACCATGTAGCAAAATGCCATTTATATGCATTAGCTACATTTAAAAATTCTTTATCAGTACTACCATTATCAATTAAAAAGCAGTCAGCATTGTAACCACTATTTTTAAAGTTTTGGTTAATCACTTGAATAGAATAGTCACTTCTATTTAGGGTCAATAAAATTACGGCTATATTCATTGCTACCTAATTTTCTTGCAGGTACACCTGCATATTTTGTAAATGGTTCTGATTCACCTTTAAAGAATGCACTTGCACCTATCATACAACCTTCATGCACATGTGCATATTGATGTAGTACTGCATTTAATCCTATGTTTGAATATGGTTCAATGATACAATGACCACCAATCTTAGCACCACAACTGATAGTAACATTATCAAAAATTGTACAATCATGCCCTATATGTGCATGTTTCATAATAAAGCAATTATCTTGGATATAAGTAATATCTTCTGTACCTGCATCAATTGTAACTAAACCTGTAATGATATTGTTATTACCTATAATTACTTTGCCTGTTTCTTTACCCCAATACTTTTTATGTTCAGCAGGTGCACCTATAATGCAATAAGCACCAATATAATTGTTATCACCTAATGTTACACCATCATAAATGATAGCAGTTGGATGTATATAGTTAGCCATTCTTTTTTGGTTTACGACCTTTTTTTTTAGGTTCTTCTGTTATAAAAGTTATTACTGAATCTTCTTCAAAATTATCATTAGTTAATTCAATTAGAATTTCTTTCTTTTCTACAGGTAAGTTTTCTATTGGTAAACTTTCATAGTACTTATACAACCTTGTAATCATTTCCATCTTACAACCACCACACCAATGGGTAAGTACAAAATTAGCATCTAAGTGTTTTCTGTATATATGCTCATACATTTTAAGCAATGGCAAATCTAAGTTTCTTACATAGCCATTCTGTGCAGTATGCCAATTGTTAATGTTTTCAATTAAAAAGTCTTTGTGTTCTTGTATCATATTAAAATAATTTTTCCATTAAGTTTTCCACCAATGGTGTTAGTAATCCACTAATAAATAGTGCAGAAGCTAAATTTAACACTAATTCAGGTGTGAAACACAATACTGCTGCAATCCATGCAGCCAAACAACTTGTACAACTGAAAGGCTTGAAATTGATTCCCCATTTAATGTGTAGCTTGTGGATAGTATTAAAAAATAGTGATGCACATATTGCAGTTAAGATTATTTGAATCATGTTCTAATGTTTTTCTTTAGTTCTGTTTTAGTTTGTTTTAAAGTTCTTATTATTGACATGTATGGTATTCCTGTTTGTCTGCTTAGTTCTTTTGCATTCTTGTTAAAGTCTAATGCATATAGTCTTAATATTTCTTTTTGATACCAATGTAGTTTTTCAATGCTTGATTCCATTTTGTCTATGATGTTTGCCTGTACTACTTCTACCTGTTCTTTACCATCATATTCAGTATAGTTTCTATATTGTTTCCAAAATGTACTTCTGTCTGATTTAATCATGTTAAGCATAACCCTAACTAAAAAAAATCTTATTTCATTTCTGTTATACATTCCTATCAACTTGTCATCATCCATTTCACAAAGAACTAAAAAAACTTCAGCCTTCAAATCATATTGCAGTTCTACAGGATGCATCTTGGAAAATGCTTCATTCACTTCTTTGTTATCCCATAGCTTAGCTATAATTTCAGTTTTGACCATTCTATAAGAATAGGCTTGTTATCCTTTTCAGTACAAATATACACAATCCCCCCACATTTATGTATATCATTAAATCTTTCTTTTTGGTCAATGCTTAATCTGTCACCAAGTTTTTTAATTTCAACTGCCAAATATTTACCATCTGTAGTGTAACCCTGTAGGTCTGCCCATCCTTTTTGAATAGTGCCTTTTCTTTTGCCATAAGGTATATTGTTAACCCTGTTAAGTCTATAACCCATATATTCAAAATTGGTTTTAGCCCACTTAGTTAATTCATTTGCTGATATATCCATTGAATTTATTTAATGCATCATAGAATTCTTTAGGGAATATTAATTTATCTTTATCAATTTCAACATCAGTAAAGTTTAAATAAATATCAACAAAGTTACTACTATAGCAGTATTTAACAATGCCATAGTTAGTATATTTAATCTGATAAATTTTCATAGTATCTTACTATTGTTAACTTCTTACATTGTGTTTCTATATAATCTTCATTCTTAATCTGCTTATTGAATTCTTTAGCTTCTAATACTGATAGTTTATTAAGCCTGTAAAGATTATCTGCCCTAACTATTTTTAATGTTTCAGCAATTGTTTCAGGATTAATTTTGATGTCACCCCTTTTGTAAAGTATATCAAATACCCTGTCTGCATTAAACAATCTATTGAAGTCATCCTTTTTGCTTTCAAGCCATTCCTTTTTGCTAAAGTCAACAATTTGGTCATCAGTTAATTTGGGTACAGGCAGTTCTTCAACCTGCTTATATTGCAGCATCTTTCTAATATCATTGGCTTTACCCTTGTATGCATTCATTACCTGACTAATAAACTTAGGGCTAAACTTTTCATAATGGTCAACATGGCAATCTAATTTACCTTGTGTAGCCATCTTAAATGCTATCCTAAATTCCTGTAAAGTAAATTTTGGATATGATGTCCTTATGTAATCTTCAATAATAGCAAATTCATTTTCATCAGGATATTTAGTTAATCCTATTAAAGTAAAGATATAAGCCAATGTTTGCTTTAAAGTTACAGGTGATACTAAGTTTAACTTATCACCTTTAAATGCTTCTAATATTTCATTATCAGCTATTAACCCAATCTGCAAGGTCTGACATTCTTTTTGTACTTGCTGCAGTTGGTGTAGATGTTTTTGTATTTCCATATTTAAGTTTGTTTTTAATCCAAGTATTAACCCTTCTTTTCACATCAAAAAACTTTTCTGCTTCATATCGTAATTTACCACTTTTAGATGGTTCACACCAATATTCAATAAATTCATCATATGATTCAGTTAGTAGGCTTTTATATTCAGATACTAAATTTTCAAAGTTTTCCTTTCTATTTATAGTATTAGTTATAGTTATAGTTTCAGTTTCAGTTTCCATATGCTTAGGCATATGCTTAGCATGTGCTTCGCTTATGCTATCATTTTTAGTTGTTTTAGCATTATTTCTTCTACTTTCTGTAAACTTTTGCCTTCTAATAGTTTCATTGTACATCTTTTCATTTAAGTAAAAACCATCTTCTACTTTAAATTTTTCATAAATGTCAACATCATATGCTTTGCATATGCTTAGCATATCCTTTGCACTTAGCTTTCCTTTCTGATGTTGTAAGCATAACAATCTAATATACTTACCTACCTGTTCATCTGTTAAAGTAAATGTGCCACTTAAAAAATCTGATGTATAAAATAATACTGCAGGGTCTTTTGCCATAAAATAAAAAATGGGTCGCAGAATCCCTGCAGGTCGTATCTGCAGTTCATCCTTGACCCAATATTGTCTGTGTAAGCTATATACGACATAGCATTAATATTAATCTTTAGACTTCAAATGTACTAAATATTCTTCTATTTCAGCAATAATATAATAAACTTTATCCCTAAACCATTCTTCTGTATCCATAATATCCTGACATTTTCTGACATGATATATAGCACTTGTATGGTCTGTAAGCCCTACATTAAATGCTATTTCCTGTAGTGACAAATGGGTATATTTTCTTAAAATATATGCTGCTGCTTGTCTTGCATAAATAGTTGTTTTCTTTCTATTCTTAGCCCTTAAATCAGCATCAAAGAAATCATTAACTAATTCTACTATTTTTTCAGGTGTTGCAATTTTTGGATATTGAACATTAAAAAAGTCATCATCAATTAAATTTTCTTTTTTCATTATATTGTGTAGGTCTGAAAACCCTTTTCTTATAGAAGAATATGTATTTATTAATTCTTGTTTAGTAGTTGAAATCATAATTAAAATGGTAAATCTTCTGCAGATTCTTGGTTATTGGTTTGTACTTCTTTTGGTGGCATCACATATGTATCTTCAAATATTTGATAATCAGGATGCCTTGATTCTTTTTTATATGTATTAACCCACATTGAATATCTTTTGCCTTCAATAGAAAAGTTAATTACTTCACCTTTAGATGTTTCTTTTTTCCAAGCACCATATTTCTTTTTTTCTTCTGACATGATTAAAGTTTTATTAATTTATAATTAGCTACATACTTAGGTTTTTTCTTTGTACCTACATTGATACTATTAGTTTCAATTCTATAACCTTCATTTCTAAGGTTAAATACAATAGCTGCTAATCTAAGTGTACCATACTTTCTTAATGCCACTAATGGTGTTAGGGTTTCTTTTTTAAGGTGATTAAGCACCTGTAGTTTTTGACTCATTTTTTTGTTTTAATTTTGAAAAATTGTATTGATTATTAATACATGACTTGCTAAGTATTTCAGTCCTATCTTCATATAGACTTGAAACATTAAATTGCCTAACCCATTGATTATAGGTTAGTTTTTCTTCAGGAATTGAAATCCTGCTAATTTTTATACCCCATCTGTTTTCCATATTATAATTGTATTTTAGCTTTTTCCCATGAAAGGATACTTCTGATAGCATCAATCTGATGTACTGAAGATGCATTGATTCTGTCAAATGCATTCCTAAGCCTTGTCCAATCCCTTGCTTTGCTTTTAACCCACATATTGATAGTGCTTGTAGCTAACTTACCATCCATAATTTCTTCAATCTTATTACCTATTTCTAAATCAATTACACAATCTATTTTGTATTCAGCAGCAGTTCTATATTCACCTGATTGTGTCATAGCAATACTTAGGTTATCTAATCTTGAAATTAATGAATCATGAAAGTCAGCAGTATCATTTTTAGGTAATGGCTTTGCTAAGTAATCCAACATTTTTTCAGCCTTGTCAGTAAGAAATTCAAAAGTATATTCCCTCATTATTTAAGTGTTTTTTTAATGTCTGATTGATTATAGTTTAAGCCCATTGCTATCCTATTCCTATCTTCAATTTGATTAGCTAACAAATTAGCTTCAGCCTTCTTAAATTGTGCAGGTGTATTCATTGCTTCAATCTTCATAGCTAACTTATCTTTAGTATCATCATCATAGGCAGTCTTTTCAAGTAATGTTATAAGATACAATTTCTTATCTTCATTAAGATTAACAGGTAATGGTGCAGGGTTATTTCTGCCCTGTGCTTTTTCACCATCATCATCTTCATCCTGAATGATTAGATTCATTAGCCCACTTAGTGAATATCTTTTTGCATAAGATACTGCAGACCCATAATCCTGTGCTGCCTGTTTGTTTACAATAACAGGGAATACTGAAGCTATGTTTTCACCTGATTCACTATGCCATATTCTTGTTTCAACAAACAATTGACTATCAGTCCATATGTTTGCCTGTGTTATAACTAAACCATTTTTACCTAATGGGTTTTTAATGGTCATCTGAATAGTTGCTAAATCAGCAAACTTAGATTTAAAGAAAGGATTGTTTGCACCTTTAATAATTGGGTGCACTTCATTGTTAAATTTAACAAGTGCTTGTAGTAAGTTTTTCATTTTGTAGTTTTTATAAAGATATTAAATTTCAATCATTTTGTTATATTCCATTTCAGCCTGATGTTGCATCCATTGCCCAAATGTAAATGCATCATCTTCATAGTCATACCCTGCAAATGGTGTTGCTTTTTTCTTGGTAATAGCTAACCAATCATGCAGGTCATAAGGTGTGCCTTGAAATAAAATCTGTCCTGTAGTCTGTAATTGCCAATACTCATAAGTTTCTAATGGGTCAATAATATGCTTACCATACATTTGACATAATTGTTCATAGGAATAAATTTCTGTTCTCATAGTTGTAATATTAATGGGGGGATATTTCACCCCCCTGTTTGTTTAATAATTTAATGCTTGATAAATTGCACTTTTGTAGTCTTTGTTAAGTTTTTTAAATTCTAATTTAGATACTTTACATGCTTCATCTTGTGATACTTTTAATTTATCCATTAAGAATAATACCCTAATAAATAATTTAGTTCCATCCCAATCTTTTTGAATTTCTTCAAAAGTCATTGTGCTTGTTCTACCTTCATTGGATTGATAAAGATACTTGCTCATAATTGTTTGTGCAGTTTATGGTGTGCCTCACCTGTTTGTTTGTTAATATATCAAAGAACTATACAACAAATATACAGGATACACACAACATATCCAAATAAAATACATGAACGGCAAATAAAACTGATGAATGGTAATTGCTAAAAACATTAGCAACAATTACTAAAGAACTTAGTTAGTCTTTAAAGATAGTGTACATTTTTGTGGTAACAATCCTACCAAAATACACTTTATAGATATTAATGCCCATGTCATCACATTCCTTTTTAAGGGCATTCTTAATGGCAGTCAGGGTGCTTTTCTTCTTTATTTCATCCCATGTACAATCTGTAAGGTAATCTGCAATAACCCCCCTTGCAATGTCATGTATGTTACCTGCTGCTTCATTAACATCAACAAGGTATTTTTTAGGGTCTATAATATCAAACTTAATAATAGGTTCAACTGAAACCTGTTTATTATCCATTGTAGTAATGTCAACAGGGCTTATATGAAAAGTATCTATAGTTGTAATAACAAAATGAACTTCATCTATTAATGGAATTTTAAAGTTAATCCCTTCTTTTAAATTCTTTCTGTATGTGCCTAATCTAAGCAGCACACCACCTTCATAACATCTTAGAACTAATACAGGGCTTAGATAATCACGCCAAATTTCAGCTATCCATTCAAAAATTCTAATTAGACCTTCTGACATGATTATTAAATTGGTTAGTTAAGTATTGAAGTTCATAGGCATATATTTCTTCTGTATCATCTGTCAATGATATACCTGCCCATTGCATCTTGCTTATAGTTGCATGAAATAGTTCATGACTTATAACCCCTTTATCTTCTAAATTAGGCAGCCAAATAATAATTGGCTTACCATCCTGTGTTGGAAATGTAACCCCCCTGCAATCAAAATCTGACCCCTTTGCAGTAGTATCTAAATTAGCCCTTACATATGCTGCTGCTTTTGCAGTATCTTCTGTAACCAATATGGTAACACTTAAATCAACAGAAGTGCCTTGAATTTCAAACTTATCCTGTTTTGTGTATGGATATGCCAAAATTGAAATAACTGCCAAAAATAAGGTTATAATGGCTATTTTCATTATACTGCTTTTAACAATAGTTCATCAGGTCTTTCAATTTCAGATACCTGCAATCTTTGACCACCCCTAATAGATGCCAACATTCTTGATATTTGTGTTTCAACTGCATAGTATTCCTGCAATCTTTTCACTAACCATGATTCCTGTTCTACTGCTGACCACTTGTTAAACCCTTTTGGCATCTTCATCTTTTTTAAGTTTTATAATCTTTTTCAAATAAATTGCTAAGTCTAATGCTTCTTCATAAGCATGTTGCATCCATTCTAATTCAGTCAGGTCAGTCCTGTCCATTGTAGTGCCATATTCTATTCTACCCTTTTCTTCTCTATACAATAAATCATCAATAATTGAATACAAAAGTTTGCTCATTACTTGTCAGTTTTAGAATGGTATTTATGGCAGGTATTACATTTGTATTGAATTCTTGTCAACCCTGTAGCAGTAACCACCTTATTATTTCTTATTAAATCATCTGACCCACATTCAGGACATGTACCCCTGTCACCACCAAATACTACACCATAATGTGTTTTAGACTTTATGTGCCCACTTAATGCCTTATAAACTTTTTCAAGTAGTACCACATCTTTTTGGCAATACTTAATCATCTTACCCATTGCTACCTTATCCTTATGCAATAGAATGTCTTTCCATAAACTATATTCAGTTTTAATCTTTGTACCTATGCCTAAGAAATCTGCTATATAGTTCAGCCTATTTGAATTAAACCTAAACTTCTGCCTTGCAATCTTTAATGTGTCAATGGTTACATAATCAGGAAACATTTCTATTCCATGAAATAAACACCTTGTACGAATCCATGCCAAATCAAACTTGTCACCATTGTGTCCTACCAATTCATTAGCTACATTAGCTACTTCAATGAACTGCTGCAGCATCCTTTTATCATTCTGCTTACTATCCCATGTCAGGTAGTAAACTTCTTTTTCATCTTCCCATTTATAACATATACAGATAATTCCCCTTTCTTGTATAATGTTTGAAACATCAATATTCTTTTTGTAACCTGCTTCCCAAAATAAGCCAATGTTAGGGCTTGTTTCAATGTCAAAGAATAATCTTCTTCTTTTGGTTTTTAGCATATTTTTTATATTAAGACAAACCCATTTTTATCAACTTTATCATTCTTGTGAAGTTCAGCTAATTCATTAATGGTCTTACCAAAAGTCTTTTGGAAATGTGGTGCATCATTAAATTTCCAATCACCACCCCATTCAAACCCATATCTTTTAAAGATGGTTACTATTTCCATCCAATCTGCTTTGCCATCACCATCAAAGTCTGTCTTAATATCCCATGATGCACTTTCATATGTGCCATTCTTATCCTTGTCAACCAACAATACTATGTCTATAGCTAACCCATAATTATGATATGACTGCCCACCTTTAGCATTAGTAACTTTAAGACCCCCCTTAGTTCTGCCCTGTGCATATAATGCATCCTGTTCAGCAAAGGTTCTTAGGGTATATGCAAAACGGCAAATAGCTGACCCTGTTAAGGCAGCTACTATTTCATCATACATCTTAACTACTTCATCACGAAGTTTTGGGTGCAATAGATTAATTCTGTCTAAAGTTACTTGGTCTTTCATATTATTCTTTTTTCCATATTTTTTCAGCAGCAGTTAGCCCTAAACAAGCTGCACCTAATGTTGCTACTGAATAGACTAATGCTTCTGTAGGTGTGCCTAATAGCTTAATACATAATGATAAAGTACAGAAAAAGCCACAAAGCCTTTTCATTGATAACCTACCATTTTCTTCTGTAAAGAATTGTTTCATAGCTTTTTATAATATCCAATTGAATAACCTAATGTGCCATACTTAGCCATAAATAAACCTGATGGCATTTTGAATCCTATTCCTATATTGGGTTCTAATCTGCCATTATAACTTGTCAAATCACCCCCAACATATATAGCATTCTTAGGCTGAATTATCTTGGTATTATTGATTGTTATTGTCTTTTCAGCAATAGATGCATTAAATTTCCTGCCTATTATTCTGTTCTGACTGATAGTATCATTAATAATAAAACGGCTTGAATCCATATTTATTGTATCATTATACGCATATATACGGCTATAATCAGATATAATCTGAATAGTATCATGCACATGAATATGTACAGGATATGGTACAGAATCAATGATAGTAAATTGTATATCTTTTCCCTTCTTGTACTTTACTATTTCCTGCTTACTATAGATAGTATCAACCTTAGTAATAGTTATAGTATTACCAATGTAGGTACTTTTGCTAAACAAAAAGAGTAGTAACAAAAATATTACTACTCCAATAAAAATGTTCTTATACATTACTTAAATTTTTTTGCTGCCTTGTAGTAATATCTTATGGCAAATAAACCTGATGCAATAGCAACCAAACTTGCTAATAATGTCACAATAGGTTGAATGCTTGTGATGCTTACAACTGCACCTAATCCACTTACTATTGTTAATGTGTCTGCTTGATTGCTTTGTGCCATTTTATTTATCTATAAGTTTTAATAATACAGGGTAGTTTTCTTCTGTTTCAATGTCAGCAAGGGTTTCAATAGTAATGTTACCTGACCATAGGTTTGCAACATCAATTTCTTTTTCAGCAGTAATTAAGTCTTTATGCTCTTTATCTGCTTCATCCAATTTATCTTTAGGAATCTTTTTATCTTCACCTTCACCAACTGAATACTTTTCAACTATTTCTTTCTTAGCATCATCATATAACTTAACTTCATCAGCTACAACTTTGTTAAGTCTTTGCAAATAAAGTTTTAATTTCATGGATGTCTTTTGGGCTAAAATGCCTTTAGAAAGTTGAATTTGTTTGCCTTCACTTGTTTGAACGGCTAAACCATTTAATTCATAATTTAGGTCAATGACCTGCTGAAGTGTTAGTTTCATAATAATATATATATTTTATATGCAAATATATCAATTAATCAGGAATTAATACCAAATTTAATTTAGTAGCAACATAATTCCATATATAAGAATCATCAGAACCCCAATCTAAATAGTCTTGTCCTTTTAATGGGATAATACCATTGCTTAATAATAAATTAGCATAGTTTTCTTCACCTTCTAATGAACTAAACAATCTAAAATTTATTTGAGCAGATTTACCCAAATTTAAGTTTGTTACATCAACAACTAAAATAGTTGCATTTTCTTGTTTTCCATCATACCAAATACTAACAGGTTGAATTTTCATTTTATTTTATTTTATATTTTAAGGGTAAAAGTTTGTCATTACTGAATCTGCACTATTAAATCTTATAGGCATTACATATGATATATTACTATTTAATAGTATATAAGCCATTAATAATATAGCTATTAATGTTATAACACTTTTTACTTGTTTTATATTTATTATACTAATCATATCTTAATCTTGTATTTACGCTTAAATCAGAATATGCTTGACTACCAAGATTACTTGAATAACAAGCAACATACCCAATATTACCATCCAACCAATTATTATAGCGAAGCCCTGCAAAACAACCCCAACTTGCACTTGTTGCAACACTATATGAATTAGCAGTAGTAATTGTATATCCTGTGCCATTTACATATAATGCAAGTTGCATACTACCACTTGCAAATATCACAACTGCTTGATACCATTTTCCTGATACAAATGCAGGTACACCACCACTACCAAATGTTAATGATATTGTTTGTTGATTTCCTGATGTGCCATCCCATCTTTGATAATTTATTGTTGTACCACTTGCATTTGATATATATAATGAATGCCCAATTGGTGTAGAACCACTTCTACCTTCACAAGCAATAAGCCCATTATATGATGTTTGAAAACTTGTACATCTAAACCATACTAACCATGTAAATGATTGTGTACCACCATATTTTGCAATATCATTTAATTTTATAGCATATTGTGATGAAGTTTGTGTAGCTATATTAGCAGGAAAAGAAGTTGTAAATCCTGTTACATTTGTAGCAGTACCATTACCTGTACCTGTTACAAAAGTACCATTTCTTGCATTACCACTTGTATCAATTATTGAACTTGAATTAGTAGGGTATCTGCTGCTTAATCCAAAATCATGTAATATATCAGGGCTACTATTCTTATACCCATACCCTGCATAATTATAAAAACTACTTATAGTATTTGGTGTAGAAGTTTTACCTGCTAATATACTTAATTGTCTTAATGAATAAGGTGTAACTACTCCAACAGAATTTGCACCATCTGTTGAAGCAATTTTTTCTAATCCTAATGCACCTGAACTTGGTAAAGCCATTATGCTATTTGTTTTTTAAGTTCATCAATTTGTTTCTGTTGCTCTTTAATAGCTTCAACTAATAAGCCTACCATATTACCATAAGCAATATTATAATAATTACTGCCTTCATTTTTATTTACTACTTCAGGTAATACTTCTAATACTTCTTGTGCAATTAATCCTGAATGCACCCTGCCCTTATTGGCATCTATTTCATCTTTTCTTGTAAACTTAACACCTCTAATTTTTTGTACTTTTTCTAAAGCATTGTCAATTACTACTATATTTTCTTTTAATCTAATATCTGAAAATGCAGTAACATCACCTGCAAAAGTAACATTTCCTGACCCATCCATATCCATTCGCATTGTTGCCCATGCATCAAGTGGATATGTAGCCCTATAACCTATTCTAAAATTATCACTACCACCTGAAGTTGCACCCATACCTATCACCCAATTGATACCACTTGCTCTACTAAACATTATACAAGGTCTATCACCTGTGTCAGCATTGGTTACTCTAAATTCTGCAACAACTCCATAGGTATGATTACCATTTGCATTAATAACCTGTAATGCAGGAAAACCATTACCATTGCCTGATTGATTATTTACTATTTTTACTAATCCTGAATATTGTGGTGGTACACCAACAACCTGTAATTTACCACCTGTATCTGTAAGACTTGTACCAATAATAAAATTACCACTACTTGTTATCTTAGCTTTATCTGTATCATTAGTAACAAAACCAAAGTCATGGTCTGATTGAGTACCTATAAAAATTTTAGAAGTAGGGTCTGATAATGCAAATATTCCCTTTTTTGTATTTGTACTATTTGTAAGATAAAAAGTTGCATAATTATTAGCAGGTGCAGCTAAATGTATAGTTCTTTCAGTAGCACCACCTAAAAATGTAGTCACACCAACTCCAAGATTAGAATTTATTATTGCATCATACCCAAATGTAGCCCTACCTGCAGTTGTAAATTCTAATAAAGTATTTGAACCTAAAGCAGCCCACCCATAATTTATTTTTAATTTGTCACTATCACTATTATCAATACCCATTGCATATCCTAATATACCATCTAAATCCCATGCTATAAAAGGGTCACCACCATTTGCACCTTCTGTTCTTAATGAAATAACTGAATGTGCTAATCCTGCAGCACCATTAGTATTTTTTACATATATAGCTGCAACATTATTTATTGCAGGGTCAGTATATGTAGCACCATTTGAAACTACATGGAATTTAACAACAGGGTCAACACCAATACCTACATAGCCTGTACTATTATAATAAATATTTGAACCACTTGTAGTCCATTGTGAAGTACCTGTAATTGTCCAACTTCTATTTGCACTTAAATCATATGATGTACCATTAATAGTTATAGTTCTTGATGTTGGTACTGCATATGATGTATAATTACCTGCATGTAAAACAACATTACCATTCCAATTAATTCCTGTTCTTGTAATTCTTGCAACTTCTGTATAGTCAGTAGTAAATGATGTTTTAAAGAACCAACCTGTAGTATCATCAGCTTCTGCATATTCTACAAAACATGTTTGATGTCCTGCAGTAAATGTTGGTGTACCACTTGGGCGTGTAATATTTGCCCTTATTGAAATTAAATGATTACTATTAAGGTCATACCCTGAATAAATACCATAAGTACTTGCACCACCTGATTGCACAACCATTCTGCCATTTAGAATTGTTATATTATTACTTATAGTTAATGCAGTACTTGTTGTAGCACCCCTGCCTGTTACACTTGCTAAGGTATCAGTTTCTGTATAGCTTGTAATATACCCTGCACCATTAGTTAATTGATTATTATTAGTTGGTATGTTGCTTGTTAGTGCTAAAGTACCTGATGTTGCTGCAGGCCAATTAAAATATGCTTGATTTGCATCTGCAGGATTAGCTACTAATGCTATCATTTTATTTGATGTACCATTACCATAAACAAAAAATAATTGTTGATTTGATGGTGCATAAATACTAATTGCATTAGCTTGTCCGCCATAGGTATTAGTGCCATTACCAATTGCCATACTAAAACCACCCCCCATTGCACTTGTATTTGTGCCTGTTTGAATCCAACCACCTGCTGTAAAATTATTTGCACCTAAGTTTACTGATTGCGTTGCACCTGTGTATGGCACATATCCTGCTAAAGAAGGTATGTCAGAAGTTAAAGCTAATGTACCTGCAGCATTAGGCATTGTATATTCCCTTGAAGTATTTAATGTAATGCCATTTACATTAAAAGTAAACCCTTTATAATTGCTTGAACCTTGATTAAAAGCAAACCCAAATCTATAAGCATTCATTACATATAAATCAGTATATCCATCTGAATTAAATGAAGCACTATCATATTGTTTAAATCTTAAAGGTATTGCAGTTGCAAAACCACCATCAATAATAGGTGAAGCAGAAAATGTTTTTGAACCACTAATTGTTTGTGCAGTAGTTGTAGTTACATAAGTACTATTATCATATGTGATTGTAGTGCCTGATGCTTTAACAAACCCTGTACCATTTAATGCTGCTTGTTTTGCATTCCATGTAGCTGCACTTGAAATATTAGCATCAGGCAATAAGCCTGTTACTTTTGTAGTTAAATCAATACTACCTGCCAACATTGCATTAGTAACTTTACCTGCACCTATTGTTGTAGTTATTGAAGTTGCACCACTACCTGAAATATCACCACTTAAAGTAATTGTCTGATTACCTGTTAAATATGTATTTGTATCTAATGCCCATGTATCTGCTGCAGTTTTTTTAAGGAATCCACTTGTACCTGCTAAAGCTGCTATTGCAGTTAAATCAGCATCTAATGGTTGACCACCTAAACCTGACAATGTATATGTAGGTATATTCAAAGTATTAGCAACTAATGTAGCTGCACCACTTGAATATAAAGTAGTTAAACTTGTAATCCTATTTGAATAAGCTGAATCCCATTCTGCCTGTTTTGCAGTAGTTGGTATTGCATAACCTGTTGTAGTACTTAAAACCCCTGTACTTGAACTATAATCTAATCCTACAACTGATTCACTAAATGCAGCCCTTGCTAATGCATCTGTATATTGTGTAATTGTTGAACTAATTACACCTGTAGTATTACTATATGAAATACCTGCACCTGCACTTAAAGATGCCAATGTAATAAATCCACTTGGGTTTGATGCCAAATAGTATGTGCTATTATCATAACTGATTGTGCTACCTGTAATTTTTACAAATCCTGTACCACCTAATGCAGCCTGTTTATTATTAAATGTTGAAAAATCTGTAGAAGATAAGTACCCATTTTGTGATGCAGTAGCAACTTGAATACTAAATGCACCTGTGCCATTATTATAACTTAAAGGGCTTGTTGCACTTAAAGATGCTAATGATATTGGTGTGAACCCTAATGTAGTTGCTATCTGCTTATGTTCCCATAAACTTGTAGTTGTATTATAAGATAAAATGTCATTATTAGAAGGTGCATATGCATCAACATTATGCAGTTCATCCATTTCATAACCATTCTGAATCTTAACACCAATGATACCCTGTGTAGGATGGCTACGCAAAACAATACCTATATACACTAAATGTATTGGTGCATATGGCTTTGTAGTTGTATATGCACCTGCAGTTGTACCACTCAAATATAATTGCTGACCTTCTGTTAATGCACTTGTATCTAAATCACCTATATTACCAATAATAACTACATACCCATCTGCATTGTTTGCAATATTAGCCTGAACTAATCCAAAAGTCTGTGCACTTGTTGCATCACCTGTAGCTATAGCTTTTGTTATTAATGGCTTATTACCTGTAGCACCACTAATATAAACAATAGTACCTGCAGTCATTGTAGCACCACTTTGATTTCTTACTAACTTAACTAAGTTATCACTTGAAAGTAAAGTTGGAAATGTTTGTAATGAACCTGTGCCATCAATATATTGTGTAGAATTACCACCACTTATTGATACAATTGTACCTGAAATGGCAGGGAATGTATATGTATAACCAACTGAACTTGGTAATGCGAAATAATTACTAATACCACCACCACTTGTAAATCTTAACCCATCAGTCATACCACCCAAATTCATATACCCACTTAGTGAATATGATGAACCATTTTGTAATAATATCCCCCCATCATTTTTAGAAGCATTACTGAATGTCTTAGTACCTGTAATTGTTTCTGTACCTGCTAAATGCACTACTAAAGAATCAGTAGCCTTTAAATTTAAGGCATTTTGTAAATCTGTTTGATTAGCTAATGTACCTGTTATAGACCCCCATACTGCTTGATTAGCTGCAACTTCTACATATACTGACCCACCCCATCTATAAACTTTATTATTATCTAAGGTAATATATATCTTACCTGTTTCACCTGTTACAGGCAAAGCAGCATAGTTTGCTACTTCAACCACATCATCAACATAAGATGGCAATTGATTAGATGGCACTTTGCCATCACCTGCCAATGTTGCTACACCATTAGCTGCACCAAAAGGTACAGAACTAATAACCCCACTATCACTTTTTAAAACCCCTGTACTTAATCCTGTAATTGTTAAACCACCAATAGTTACAGGGTTAGTTGTAGTTGCACCATTATCTGTAACCTGTTGCAAGTTAGCAGCAGTACCAATTAAAGTAGAAACTTGAAGCCATGTAATCTTCTTACTTACCCCTGTTACAGGGTCGCCAATAATAGCTAAGTCACTTGAAGATGGGCTGACTGCAGTTGCTAACTGATTTATTTTTTTAGATTCCATATGTACTTGGTACTTGACATCTATTATTAATAGATGGTAATGTTAATGTTATATCAATCTTAATACCTGCTAAGTAATCAGGGTCTGATTCTGTATAATAAGTAATTAAAGCATTATCAGAAACTATCCATTGTTGGGTAGGTTTTCTTAATTGTGCCATCATATCTTCACCTATCAATGTCATATCACTTAATACTTCAGTTTCATTTGTTTCTTCACTTAGCATCCTATCCATTAAGTATATAGAAAAATTGTACTGAATTTGCTTTGCTAAAAAAGCTGCAGAATTTAATGTGAAAAACAATGCAGGATAAGTAACCTCACCATTGCTTAATCGTTCCCATACATCACCAAAATAGACATACTTAACCTGTTCATGGTCATTGCCTATTGTTGTTATTTCCTTTACTATTTGGTTTAATGTCATTGGGTTTTATTTTAGATAAATAAACTTTAAGTTTATTCTGATTCTTAATATTAGCTTTCTTACTCATATTATCTGCATCCATTATTACCTTGATACTTTTCTGATAATGTTTTGCCATCACAACAATCATTGTCACCTAACCATATAGATGCAGAATATCCATTATTTTCAGGTCTGATTGCATCAATACCACTACCAAAATTTAAGTATTCAAAATACAATTGTTCATATTCTTTAAGGTATTTAATCATTCTTTCTTTATAGAATTCTGCCCTTGCTCTATATCTATTAGCTACATCAATCATATCCTGCATTGATGGGTTTTCTTGATTGTCACCTGACTTTCTTAATAATCCTTTGTTATAGAATTGGTAAGATAATCCCATTGGCAATTCTGCCATTACATAATACACTAAACAATCAACTAAATAATCATTTATTAATATTAATTCATTGGCAGTTAAGTTATTTGAATCAACACCTGTTTGTAATCTATTATAGAAAGCACTACCTAATGCAGGTAATATGTACATATCCTGTGCAGTCTTAATTTCAGGCAATACTAATTTTTCATCAACATTAGCATGTAAACCTGTCCTATCCTTTATACTTTGTACAGATATGAATAAAATGTTTTTACTCATTTAATTATTTTTTTCTTGTTACTATATTTGTTTTCCACTCATGTCTGCATGATACTGAATGTGTATTAGTGCCTTTCTTTGTCCACCAACCACCACCCCTATCCCATACAGAATATCCTAATCTTGCTGACATTTGTTCAATTTCACTTCTGCTATAGAATTTATCTGCTTGAATAAGGTTTTTGCAGAATGGTCTGCTTGTACCTAAATTAGCATCACTAAATCCTGTTTTCCATTCATACGAATACCTAACAAGCATTTCAGTAGTAGTAGGTGTAACTTCACCAATAGTTTTGCTTAATGGCTTTACTAATTGTCTTTCAGTTACAACATTTGAATCAATACCCCTGCCTATAGTTTTACTAATAGCTTTAATAATGTTTCTTTCTTCTAAACTTTTTATAACTGCTACAATTTCTTTAACATCAACTTTTAAAATTTGTGCTAATACATCAGGTGTAATATCCTTTTGCTTAGAAATTTGGTCTAATACATTTGATTCTAATTGGTTTACATCTGCAAACATTTGATAATCAGCATCATCTGAAAATCTTGTTTTCTTCTGCCATACATTATAAACATCTTTTACATCACCAAATTCAAAGAATACTTTAAAATCATCTTCTGCAAATTCAGCCTGAAGTTCTTCTGACCCTAACCATGTAGCAACTTCTTCATCACTTAAAGCATATCCTGTTTTAAGCATTGCAGATGCCTGTTCTCTATTAATCTTACCCTTGTTAAATTCCCTAATGATTCTTTGCATGTTCTGCCATTCCCTGCCTTTAAGCCCTTTGATGTGCTCATTAACAGATAACCCTTCTGCTGCTATAGGTGCTTCACCTGCAGCAGGTAAACCATATTTAGTTAAATCAATACCAAGTTTTTCTAATATCCATTCTTTAGGTGCATTAGCAACTATAGTAGCTTCACTAAATTCAATGCCTATAGGTTCAACTGCTACCAATTTTAATTCTGATGTTACACCATTAATTTCAGCTAACATATTAAACACACTTTCTAAATGCATTTGTTTGCTATTGACATAGGTGTTTTTAAAGATTTCATATCCATCCCTCATTTCAGTTCTTGTACCTAACTTACCTGCTTCAGCAATACCCATGATTGAAGGTGTAGTAACCTGATGCCCACTAAATATATTAGTCTGAATCAAACTATCAACCTTTGCAAAATCTTCTTTAGTAATATCTGAAGCACCTAAATCATCAATGATAGGCTTTCTTGAAGCATCATTAACAAATGAAATCATGAACTTTTTACCATCAGCACCACTAAACATCTTTCTAATAGACTTGTCAACCTCTCTTTTTTCTTCATCAGGGGGTTCACCATTAGGCAAAGTAATTAATTTACTTGCACTAAAGCCTGTCTGTGCATTACCTAAAACATGCTTTGAAACCTCAATATCAGCTTCAATATAGTTAAGGGCAGCAAAGTAACAAGGCAATGCATAGATGCCAATGTTAGGTCTGTATTCCTTAACATAAAGAATCTGCTTACCTGTAGGTGTCTTAGGATTAAATGCAGCTACAACTTCAGGCTTAATCTTATTATCTTTCCAATTTTCTGAATACCAATATTGTGTATTGTCCTTATTGGTTCTAATCTTAACATAGTCACAATGCCATAGTTCAGCAATCTGCCCTGTTATAGACCATATTACTTCAATGTAAGCACCACCAAATAGTTCAATATCTAATGTCACCTTTCTTGTAATATCATCTAAACTTTCAATTCTATTTGCCTTATCAATAAATTGTGCAGCATCTTCACCACCTATCCAACCATTACCTGTAATATAGTGTACCTTGCTTTTAATGATAGCACCATGCTTAGGTGACTTATTGTAAAGGTCAACTAAGTATTCAGGGTAATCATTATTTTCACCATACTTTATATACCCACCATCAGCACCCTTCTTTTCTTGAAATTTAGGTTGCTTTGCTTCAGCGAATTCAAAAACTTTTAAATCAATCATTGTCTAATTTTATATGTATCAGTTGTAGAATATTGTGTATATGAAATGCCTGTGCCATCCAATTCCAATATACCTGTTTCTAATAAATTTAACCCTGCAGGGTTTGTATTTGAAGTACTTGTTTGCTCATAGATACTATAAACATACTGCCCATTTAGGCTGCTACCAAAATAAGTATTAGTAACAATGTTAAATTCATTGTACCTATCCTTGTACAAACTAACATCTGCAGCATTTAATTGTACAAACTTAACCTGTAAATTGCTACTTCTATTAGTAAACACAAAAAGATAGTTAGGATTAGTCAATAACTGCTTTTCAGTTAATGTTAATACTATGCTATTTGTCTGACCTTTAGTTAAATGTATCATCAATTATAAATAGGGAATATGTGAATGTTTGCAAAACCTTTTATCTGCATGAATTTTCCGAATAATCCATGCAATTTTGCCACAATATGTAAAATATTAATGGGTAATTCTGTTAATTATTGTAACAAAATTAGGGCAGATATGTCACTGATTTATATATATATGTGACAAAATTTGTTAAATCTTGGTAGTCATACTACGCAAATGTTCATTATTTTAAAGTGTTCACGAACCATGAACATACTAAAAAAGTGAACATTATAAAGTCAAGCTATTATTTTACTTTATGGGCACTAAAGTAAAACTATAACTTTACTATTTTACTTTACTCAATGCAATGAGTAATTTTACTCAATGGGTTTTATAAAGGACAAATGCATATCAGAAAGTGCATTTTATGACTTATTATGCCATCATTAATGTCAAAAAAGAAACTTTATGGTGGGTATTCCTAACACAAAAACCCCCATCTTTTTAAGGATAGGGGTTCACAACTATGAAAAACTACAAACTATTAACCTGCAGTCGTTAAGGCAGAAGCTACTGAACTATTTACTTCAGGTGCTAATTCAGGTTCAGAACCTGCAAAAGTTAAAGTATATCCACTTCTATCTGCATCAGCAGTACCACTTGTAGCACTACCTGCAGTAAGGTCAATACCCCTTGTTTTACCAAGATACCAATATTTACCATTGTTATCTTTAGCAACTGCAACAAGTAAATTCTTAGCTAATAACAAGATTTCATTTCTTGTATTCGCTTGTAATTTGTTTAAAATTATAGTCAATTCAGGTGTATAATATAAAGTACCATTTTGTACATTGCTATTAACATTTTCAGTCAATACAGAAGTACCTTTGGTTAATTCATATTTATAGAATCTTTTGCCTGTATCCTTAGTCAAAGCAGTAATAACACCACTTGCTTCAGTTGTACTTGCAACATCTTGAAAAGCCATAAAATAAACTTCTGTTATACCACCTAAGGAATCCTTACAATCTAATGTATATCCTTGTGTTAATGCACATGCCATGATGTTTATTTTTTTATATTATTTAAAAATGGTGGGGATATTTCACCCCACCTATTAATTATGCTAAGATGAACTTAACGATTTCATCAGGGAATGCAACATTCACACCCATTTTGAATTCAGCAGCAAATCTTACTTCATCAGCTTCTTTAGCGAAGAAGATTTCAAATTTTTCTTGCTCATTCAATAAGTCTGTACCTAAGAACATATTTGATGTTCTCATTGCATATACCTTATTAGTTCCGTTCAAACCTTGTAAAGCTACAATTTTGATAGTAGTACCTGCTAAAACTAATTCACCATTAGCCTTACCATCAAATGTATAGTTGAACATATTAGCATTTTTCAATGCAATAGTGTAAGTTCTAAATACATCATCACCACAAACTATAACTACATCATCAGCAGCTACAATCTTAGAAGGGATTGCCTTGTAAACACCATCAAAAATACTAACTACATTAGCAGCAGTAATTGAAGATAAAGGTGCACCTGAAATGTAAGTAGAAGCATTTGCAGCAACAACACCTGAAGCAGCACCAATCAACTTAACAAAACCATCAAACTTGTTTAAGTTAACATTTACACTATCAGTATCACCTTGCCATAAAGCAGTTTCTAATTGGGCAGCAATAGTTGCAGCTTTCTTCTTAGAATATTCTTCTTCAAAAGGGATTGAATCATAAGTAGAACCTGTAGGTAAAGCCTTTTGTAAATACTTAGCTTCTAATGCTTTAGGGCATAAAGATTCTTGTACTTTAATTTTACCAATGGTTACTGCTCTTTGTGAAAAAGTAGTTGCACCTGATGCGTTCCAACCGCAAGTACCACCTGCTTGAAAAACGGCATCTGTGTCCATGATATTGATTGTTTCAGCAGATTTAACACCTACCATAACATTTCCTGCACTTTGAATCAAAGCAGCAGTCTTTGCACCTAATACACTTGAAGTCACCAAAAGTGCTTCGTTTTCTTTAGTATAGTTGCTTAATGCAGATACATTAAATGACATGTTTATTAATTTTTATTTGTTTAAAATTGCGTTTCTATATTTTGCTATTCTTTCTTCTTTAATATCATTTGTTGATATATAAGATGAAAAAGCATTTTTTGATTTCTGTGTAGGTTCAGTACTTGGTACATTTGAAAGTGCTTCAACTAATTCAGCTACTTGTGCAAACCCTTGTTTAACTTTACTTTCTAATTCAGAAATCTTATTTTCTAATTGCTCTTTTTGAGCATTAAATTTATTTTCCATTTCAGCTACCAATGCAGTAACATCTTGTGCAGGTGGTACAGGTGCAGCAGGTGCTACAGGTTCTTCAACAATTACATCTTCTTTTGGTGAAGATATTTCAATGATAATACCTGCTTCATCTAATTGGATTGAAGTTCCATCAGCTAATTGATGTTCACCCATTGGTGCAGGTGTACCATCTGCCATTTCAACTTTACCACCGATTTCTAAAGCAGAAATCATAACCTTAGTTCCATCTACTAAAGAATATTCAGCCATTTGAACTTTAGTTTCTGCAGGTGCAGGTACTTCAGTAGGTGCAGCAGCAACTACAGGTTCTTGTGGCATATCCTCAAATAAAGCCCTAATTTTTAATAATGCATCTTTTGGATTCATTGTATTTTATTTTAAATGTGAATTAATTACTTAGTTTATCACTTAGAATTGAACTGACTGCAATATTTTTTTGATTTCAGCCATCATCATTTCTTCTTGTGTCATTTTTGGTTTGTAGTTAAATATGCCTTCAATAGAAAAACCATTGAATGTGCCATTCTTTACTTCATCCCATATTTTTTTATTTTCTACATACATAGAACCAAACCAACTACCTTCAGGTGCATCTTCAAATCCTTTCATAGGTGCAATACCCCTTGATGCATCACTAATAAAACTTTCAAACATTGTAACCCCTTGCACTTGCATTGATGGGCTATGCTCTAAGTTTATATTAGATTGATACCCTTTCTTGAAAAACTTCTGTGCAATCTTAACAATAGTATCCTTAGAAAATGAAACATAGTATTCACCATAAGTTTCATCCCTACGATATATAGGGGTATCAGCTAACATAAGGCAGCCACTAATAATGTGCTTATCTTCACTAACAATTTGAAACTTCTGTGCATCTTTAAATGCATTCCAATTCTTTCTAATTGCAGGTTTGTCAACTAATGCTACAAAACTTACTTCAGAATCATCCTGTAAATCTTCTGATATGTCCAACATGTATAATGGTAATTCCATATTCATAAATAGGTATTTTTAAAATATTAACTAAATCGTGCCCTTTGTCTAATGGCAGCTATCCTTTGTTGATTACTTGAAACATCACTTTCAATCACATAAGCCCTTACTGCCTGATTGCCAATATCATTGATAGTTGATTGACTTAGGTTTGTAGTCATAGCTTGTGGTGTTGGTGGTGCTACAGGTGCTGAAACTGATGCACCTGCATTAGACCCACCTGCAGTTGCAGGTAATGGTGTACTAATAATCTTCTTAACATTCATCAAACCTGCTGCTATTGTTGTAGCTGCTGCAATGAAACTGAATGGTGGTGGGTAAGCTGACATGGCTTTGTTGGCAGCACTATATGTATTCATAACTGCCTGTGCTACTGCAAATGCCTTACCTGCTGCTGATTCCCTACCTACTGCATCTGCTACTGCACCCAATGCATCTGATATAATAGCCAACTTAGTTTCTTGTGTAGCCTTTTCAATCTGTATTCTACCTGCTGCAGTTTGTTTATCAAATGCTTCTAATTCTGCTGCAGTATGTATTCTTGCTTCAATATTCTGTCTTTCTAATGCCCTTGTCTTTTCATATAAATCTAATTCATCTTGAAACTTAGCATCACCAAGTGCCTTGCTTAATTCATAGTCAGCAATTAATAATGCTTCTTGTTCAGTCCTTGTCTTAGCTGCCCTATCTAATATTGCTATATTTAGGCTATCATCTAATGCTAATATCTGATTATTAATTTCAGCTTTCTTTTCAGCAAAAGCTATTTCAGCATCAGCCCTTGCTTGTGTACCTACCTTAGCATTATCTATATTCTGCTGAAGTCTTGTTAATTCTAATTCTGCTTCTTCTGCAGCAATTTGC